GAAATGGGTCTGCTGCGGAACCTACATCCGTCATTAACTGGATAGTGCCATTAGCAGCGATTACGACAACAGAGCCGTAAAAGATGTTGGTAGCAAAACCTGACGCTATAGGGAGTTTGCGGGTGGCCCCTGCATAAGGGAGTCCACTCACCTCGTTTATAGGCCGTAGCCCATAAGGGGTAGCTGTAGTAGCCATTTAAATCTCCTAGAATTATCCTTTACCGAAAGTAACCTTAGAACTCCGCTCATTGAAGAGTGGCATTCTAGGATCGTTCTCTCGCATTAAGTTGTTGTCCACGGAACGTATCTGAGCCTCATTAGTATCTTTATAATACTGGCTCCGCTCTTGAACAAGTTCTACTGGAGCCTTACACAGCATTAAACCGCCCATCACTACATTGTCCTTGAAGCGTTCGTTCTCAATGCTTACAAGTTCAATTTCAGGGTGATCTGTAGCCTTTACAGGTGTCCAGCCTTCTCGTAATTTTGAAGAAACATTAGTTGGATCAGGCTGACCGTTAGTGGCAACGCGAACCCAGTGAAAAGTATACCCATCTTGCGGCGTGGGGTTAGGCAGTACTTCAGCCCTTGTCCATGCTTTCTTACGAGTTTTTTTCGCTGTCGTGTCCAGTTCTCTATCTAGTCTATTCTCAGCCATTAGTCTTGTTTCCTCATTAATACCGCAGCTTGTTTAGCGTAATCTTCTAGGGAAACGCCTAGTCGTTTCGCAAGAGCTACTTGTGTTTGCGATAATGTCACCTTTCGGGGTGACGTGCTCCGCGTAGCGGGTGCAACCACATTGCTCGATTTTTTCTTTCTTTCTGCCGGTTCATCCTCGATGTCTTCATCGAACTGCTCTGGAAATACCTGACGCATGCGAGAATCAATCTTCTCGTAGTATTCTTCTGATCGAGGGTCAGCCCCTCCTTTTGTTAATTTTGTATGTAGTCCTAGCGCAAAAGCCGTCATTTCGTCATCAGCACCGAACCAAGAATTGTTATCTGCCCAAGCAATAGCTTTGGGGTCGCGTTGGACGGCGGGGGCGGTTTTACGTGATTCTTCCGCATTACTAGGGGTTTGTAAAGTAGTTTCCTCGCGTAGCTTAAGGTTCTCTACTTTATCAGCCCTTATCTGCGCTGAATTTAACGCCGCTTGTGCCTCGACCATTTCTTCTGACTGGCCTCCCTCATAAGCTTGCGTATATTGTTTCTTAGCCATAGCAAGTTCAGTTTTAACTTGCTGTTTTGCCGACTCTACAAGAGTATTATGACTTTTATCTACTGAGCCTTTAAGCGTTTTATTTTCGTCAACTAACTGTTTAGTATAGCGTTCAAGTTCTTCCCGCTCTCGTTCAGCTGTTTCCTTAGCCCTACGCTCGTCATGGTACCCCTTGCTAAAGTGCTGTATCCGCTTCTTTACTTTGTCTGAGTAGTTCTCTAACTCGTCATTAGTAATTTCTTCTGGCGGGTCTGAAGCCTTACGGTTCCTGTCGGCTTTGGGTGTGTCATCCACTACCTCAATTTCAACTTCCCCTTTAGGTGCTTTTTCGCCCACTTGTTCGCGGCCAACAGCCCCTTCCACTTCTAGGACAAACTCCGTTTCGTTACCCTCCACTTCTATTTCCGTACCGCCCTCTTCTACTTTATCAGGGTCTGGAAATTTATATTCCACTTGTTCCATTGGCATAATTTATCCCTCAGTTTGCGCGAGTAATTGCACTCGGATCATTAACAACCGCTTCAATTGAATCGTCATTCATCAGACGATACTCCTGAGCACCCACTTTAAAACGTGTACCCGTATTGGCTCGAAACATTACAAAGTCTCCGGTTTTACACCAAGGACCAGTAGGGAATCGTTCCTTATCCGAGTACGCTTGCTCCCCCATATCTAGCACAACCCCTATCGTAGATAAGATGTACTCCTCATGGAGAGTTTTAGCTGCTTTCACAATACCGCCTGAAAACGTCTCTTCTATGTTCGGAAGGGCTATCAACACTCTATATCCAACAGGTTTAGGAATAAGCGCTTCCATTTCCTCTTGGGATACTTCCCGTGTTAGCTCCTCCGTTTCTATCTTCTCTTGGCGCTTCATCTCTAAAGCTGTCATTTCAGTCATCGTTGTCTTCCATATAGTTACGCGAAAGGTCATTTACTTCTCGTAGCGCAGTGTCCAGACCTCGAATAACACCACACACTTCCTTGTATCCGGCAAAGTCTTTAGCTCCACCTGAATTTAAAAATTCTTCGCTAGCTCTTTTATGGGCCGTAAGTTTGTCGTTCAGCACGTCAAAGACGGTTTTAGCCATTACTTGCTACCTCTTATTTAGCTTTCTTTTGTGCCGTAGCAGACAAGTCTTTTAAATGAAATAACCTCACACTGCCTTTAGTATGAGCTTTCCCACTGTGCAAAGTGCCGTCCGACATCTTGTGTGAATTACCTGTAAACAAAGTTCCGTTTCTTTTGTAATGTTTAGCACCTTCCATATTATCTATCCTCTCGGTTATCGCGGAACGCCTCGTCCCTATCTCGCTGGGCTTCGGCTTGTGTTTTCCGTTCTTCTCCTACAGCCTTAGTCGCATCTATAATTGCTTTGGCTTCTGCCAAGTCGTTTTTCGCCTGCGCTTGCTCGTTCTGAGAAGCTATACGTTGGGCCTCCAGAACCGCTGTGGTTTGGGCTTTCTGTTGATCTAGCTCAAGTCGTTTTTGATCTAACGCCAAGTCTGCGGCATCTTTCGTAGCCTTACGCTCTTGATCATCTACTTTAAGCTCTAATTCAGCTTGCTGCATTTGCACTAATGGGTCTTGAGCAATTTGCTGCGCTTGTTGTTGAGCCGCTTGTGCCTGCTTGTCTTGGCTAAGTTGTATAGCTGCTTTGGCTTGCAGTGATGCAATAGAGTTTGCTAACACCGGATCAAACTCTTCACTCGGCGGTGGTAACGCTGCTCCTAGGCTTGTCTCTATTTGCTGACGGTATAGGAAGGACATGTGCTCCGCTAAGTGGGCCTGTAGTGACCCCACAATCTGGTTAGCCATAGGGTTTTGTCCTATAAAGGCCGCCATCTGCGGGTCTTTCAGAAACGCTTCGTGAGTAGTGATATGTGCTTGGTGGTCTTGTGTAATAAAAGCAGATAAAGGCACCCCCGTTAAAGCGTTCATATTCTCACTTACTGGGTCTATTGGTACGGAATCTTCTTCAGTTGGGACTAATATATCCGCATTCTTAATTCCTATGACCTCGATCATCTGACGATGAAGTTCAGGTAGGTCATATATGTCTGGGGCAGCCTGCGCCATCTGCATAACAGTCTGATACTGCACAACGCGTTGTGCCATCGTACTGCTATTAGGATCACTGACGGGAATCACTTCCACCGTGGCATAGTCATCTTGACGAGCACGTTGCTCACCACGGTCAGGCATGTACGTGTACTCTACAGGGGCGTACTCAGACATAATGGCCCGAAGCAACTTAAATTCCTGCTTCATGGCGTAGTGAACACGGGATTGCACCGCTGCCATTGGCTTTAAAGTACGCTCAAGTAGAGCTAATGTGGTACCGACAGGTGCATTTGCACTCATATCGGAAATGTTCATGTCTGATATAGCGCCTAATCTACGGCCTTCCTCAGTGATCTTGTCCAATAGAGCCAATAGTGTCTGACTAGGCTCTTTATAGGGTAATGGTAGGATATTCTCGCGTATTGACCCACTAGGTACGTCAACATCACGGAATTCACCCGGTCCTATAGGTGTATCGCCCGTAGTTACCCGCATTCCGCGTGATTTTAGGCCACCCGGTAGGTTAGAAAGCGTGCCTGCGTCAACTAATTGGCGGATAAGGGACGTACCAGCGCGTGCATAGCCCCCAATAATGTGTATTAAACCAAGACCATAGAAGCCAAACCCCGGAACGTAGACATAATGGACAAAATGTTGACGCTTTAGCTGCAACGGATCGTCAGGATTCCAGTTTCTACGCACTGCCAGCACTGTCCCTGTGCCTTTTTCTATAGTAATCACGTACGGTTTGGCTATTTGTAGTACTTCTTCGTCTTCAAATTCGTTTACTTCTGCCCCATCTATAACCATATCTACATGAATTTCGTACACCGCGTATCGATCATCGGAAGTAATCGAAATGCCTGACTGTTCTGCTTTAGCTTCCTCAATGTCTGAGGTGAATGAAACAGGATCGCCCAGCTCTACCTCTCGATAAAATCCAGCAGCCTGTAGCTTAACCATTTCGTTCTTGGTCTTACG